CGGGTGGCGATGATCGCGGTGCCGTCGCTGAGCAGGGTCCACTCCCCGTCGCGCACTGGGTCGGCGTCGACGGGGAATTTGTCGCCGCGGCGGTTGATCGCCCACACGATGCGTCCGCCGCAGTGCTCGCAGCGGACGCAGGCCGCAGCGATGTCGAGGCGGATCCTCTCCGCCGACAGCATCCGGCGCGGCGGTGGGGGCGGGTCGTCGGGCACTTCGGCAGGCGGGCGTTCGACCTCGGGGTGCGCGCGGTTGGCGGCCACCGTGCGCACGGTGTGGGCCGGGGCGTGCAGGAGGGGGCGACCCACGCGGTTGACGCAGGGGTGCCCAGGCGGGGCAACGCAGTAGTGGCAGGGACAGGAGACCAGGAGCGCGTGCTCGCGCTCCTGGTTCCAGTCGAAGCTGTGGGCGACCACCGTGCTGGCGCCGTTCACCCGGGGAGCCCCGGGGCGTCTTGGCGGGTGTGGTCGTGGGAGCTGGGCGTGGCGGGCTGACGCATCGCGCCTCCTGCGGACAGGCCGGTCCGGATATCCTGATACTAGATAAGTTCTACTTGTTCTTCTACTGGCCTGACCAGCGGATCACCCGGCGGGCGGACTCGCCATTCGGAGTCGAGGCCTGCGCCGGGATCTGACCCAGTTCTGGATAGCCCACCAGTGCGTCATCCAGGAGGTAGCAGGCGCGCTGCACAGCGACCCCGGGGTCCTGCTCGCGCTGGGAGATGTCGGTCAGCGCCGCCTGCGCGACGCGGGCCGCGGCCGCAAGGGCGTCGTCGCGCAGGACGACCTGCTCCCGCCCGGTGCGGGCGGCGTCGAAGATTCGGTCCGCGCGGCGCAGGCGCCACACGAGCACTCCGGTGAAGCACAGTATGGCCAAGCTGATCAAGGCGTAGATCATTGTGGTGAATCCTTGCCGTGTGGTGACGGTGGTAATCACAAATACTACAAACCGTTTGTAGTATCCGCACTGTGTATCGGCGGGAAACTTCCGCTGTTTCACGCGCTCAGAGCAATGCCCGCCCACATTTCCTGGAGCCGCCCATGCCCTTTGACCACGTCGAGCTGAAGGTCCTGACGGAGGGGGGTGCGACGGTGCGCCGGAAGTTCATGACCACCACGGGACTGGCTTCGGCGCTGGGTGTGGGCGTGGGCACCGTCCACCACCACATCCGCGCCGGGCACATTCCCACCGTCAGGGACGGCCGGCGACACCTGATCGCTCTCGCCACTGCCCGGCGCATCATCGCCGGGTACGAGCGGAACAGGACCTGGCCGCGCCCGTAGGAGGCCCGGCCCGTTGACCACCACCCCACCACTGTCACCACACCTTCCGCTGGACTCCGAGGACCTGCTGTGAGCCCGCGGATCTACGGGTGGCCGGGCGATTACCACGGCTGCTCCTGGTACCGGATCGAGCTGCCCCTGCAGGAGATGGTTCGCCGTGGCCACCAGGCGCAGTGGCACCGCAACGCCACCGGCGAGTACGAGACCGCGATGGACGAGGCCGAGGTACTCATCGGGCAACGGGTGTGCGACCCGCGGGCCAGCGCGCGGTGGAAGTGCTACGCCTTCGCCAAGCACCCGAAGTACCGATCCTGGATGGAGCGGCACGGGATGAACGACCCGGCGCTGCTGCGAGTCTGGCAGCGCGCCCAGGAGCGGCCGCTGAAGCGGTTGGTGTTCGAGGTGGACGACGACCTGCTCAACATCGACCCCTCATCCCCGGTGGCGCACCGGTTCTTCTCGAACCCGCTGATCCGCAAGCACCTGGCGGACAACCTGCGCGCGGCGGACACGGTGGTGGTCACCACCGAGCACCTGGCCGAGCAGATGCGCGCGTACAACGACGACGTCCGGGTGGTGCCCAACGCGATCCCGTCGTGGCTGCTGGAGCACGAGCGGCCGCGGCGCGACGACGGGCAGGTCACGATCGGCTGGGCCGGGTCGGCAACGCACGCGATGGACTGGGCCACCGCCGACGACGAGCTGGTGCGGGTGCTGGCGAAGACCCGTGGCCGCGCCGACCTCCACGTCATCGGCGGGCTGCCCGAGCAGTGGTCGCGGATCCCGCTGCACCGGCGCCGGATCACCGGCTGGCTCGACGACGTGCCCTCCTACTACCGGGCGCTCGACTTCGACATCGGGATCGCCCCGCTGGCCGAGCACGTCTTCAACCGCTCCAAGAGCCCGGTGAAGGCCCTGGAGTACGGGGCGCTCGGGATTCCGGTTGTGGCTACGGATGCCGGTCCCTACTCCGAGTACGTCCAGCACGGAGTGACCGGGTACCTGGTGCGGCGGCCGGGCGACTGGGTGAAGTACCTGCGGGAGCTGGTGCACGACGCCGACGCCCGCGCGGAGATGGGCGCGGCCGGGCGCCGCCAGGCCGCGGAGTTCACCATCGAGCGGATCGGGGCCCAGTGGGAAGCGGTGCTGACCGGATGAGCGGGCAGCGCAAGTGGTGGCGGCCGCGGCCGCCCGCAGAGCAGTCGGTCCCGGCCGGGCACGTGGTGGTCAACCTCGGCGGCCTGGTCGCCGAGATCGCCGACGCCTACAAGGCGTTCGCCGACACCCTCACCGAGGGCGGGTCGGTCGCCGACACCCAGGCCACCCTCTACCGGCTGGCCACCCACCACGCGCGGCTGGCGCTGGTCGCCCAGCACGTGCACTTCGTCGTGCCCGAAACCCCCGGAGGATCGTGATGTGGAGTCTGCTGCTGTTCGTGCCGACCCGAGGGCGGCCGGACAGCGTGGCCGAGCTGCTCGCCGCGGTCGACGAGACCGCCGAGGGGTTCGTGCGGGTGGTGTTCGTGGTCGACCCGGACGACCAGGAGCGGGAGCTGTACCGCCGCGCGATCCGCGAGTTCGGGCGCACGCACCAGGTGGAGGTCGAGCTGTTCGTCACCAGCGGCGCCAGCGCCGGGCGCGGGATGGTCGGGGCGCTGAACGAGGCCGTCGCCGGGACGAACTTGTGCTCGGCGGCCGCGGTCGGGTTCCTTGGCGACGACCACCGGCCGCGCACGCGAGGCTGGGACGTCGAGCTGCAGAAGGCCCTCAAGGTCAAGGGGTTCGGCCTGGCCTACGGCAACGACCTCGTGCACGGGCCGGGCCTGCCGACCGCGGTGGTGATGTCGCTGCGCGTCGTGGTCGCGCTGGGGTTCATGGCGCCGCCGGTGCTGCGCCACCTCTACGTCGACAACTACTGGTTGTCCCTGGGCAAGCACCTCGACGCGATCACCTACCTGCCGCACGTGGTGATCGAGCACATGCACCCGCTGGTCGGGAAGGCGCCGGAGGACGAGGGGTACCGGCGGGTGAACGCGGCCGCGGTGGTCGCCGCCGACGCCGCGGCGTTCGACATCTACGTCCGCACCGGGGGCGTCCAGCGGGACGCCGACCTCGTGCGGCGCTGCTACCAGTCCGGGGGTGCTTGATGCGGGTGCTGATCACCGGGCACGTCGGGTTCGTCGGCCGCCGCTTCTGGCGGGTGCTGTCCGAGCAGGGGCACCACGTCACCGGCGTGGACATCCGGCCGCTCGGCCGGGCGCCCGCCTGCGGTCCGGTCGAGCTCAACCACGGCGGCGACGTGCTGCGCCGGCTCCTTCCCCCCGGTGCGCGGACCACGTACCGCACCAGGTCGTACGCGCGGACCACGCTGCAGGAGGACGCCCGGGAGTTCTTCCGCAGCAACACCACCCACTACGACCTGGTGGTGCACCTGGCCGCGGTGGTCGGCGGCCGCGCCACGATCGAAGGCGACCCGCTCGCAGTGGCCGCGGACCTGGCCATCGACGCCGAGATGTTCCAGTGGGCGATGCGCACCCGGCCCGGGCGGATCGTCTACTACTCCAGCTCAGCGGCCTACCCGGTCGACCTGCAAACTGCCACGCGGTACGTCCCGGACACCAGCATGATCGGCAAGTGCCGAGACTTCGAGACCGGGTGGCCGAAGACGGAGGTGCCGAACCGGCGGGCGCTGCGCGAGGACGACATCAACCTGGACAGGGCCCGGTTCGGCGTGCCGGATCTGACCTACGGCTGGGCCAAGCTCACCGGGGAGATGCTGGCCCGGCACGCCGAAGGCGAAGGCCTGCGGGTGCACGTGTTCCGCCCGTTCAGCGGGTACGCCGCCGACCAGGACCTGGACTACCCGTTCCCCTCCTTCGTCGACCGGGCCCACCGCCGCGCCGACCCGTTCCAGGTGTGGGGCGACGGCACCCAGTGCCGGGACTGGATCCACATCGACGACGTCGTCGCGGGCACCCTGGCCGCGGTCGACCAGGACGTGCCCGGGCCGGTGAACCTGTGCACCGGGCGGGCGACGAGCTTCAACGAGCTGGCCGACCTGGTCACCGAGGCCGCCGGGTACCGGCCGCAGATCGAGCACGTGCTCGACGCGCCGCGCGGGGTCGCCTACCGGGTCGGCGACCCGACCCGGCTGCACGAGTTCTACCGGCCGCGGATCGACCTCGAGGAGGGCATCGCCCGGGCGCTGGCCGACTAGCCTCCGCACGCGGCGAGGCCCCGCACCCGGTTGGGTGCGGGGCCTCGCCGCGTAGCGGATCAGGTGCGAGCGGCGCGGTCTCGGGCCTGCGTGCGGAGCCGGGCCAGCTCGCCGTGGTAGCTGGCGAGCTTGGTGTCCACCACCGCGCTGGTCTTGGGCTCCAGCGGGCGCAGGGTGGTGAGCCGCTCGACCGCGTCGGCGAGGGCGACGGCGACGAAGTGGTCGATCTCGTCGAGGATGGCGTTGACCTCGGTGCTCGCGGTGACGCCGTCGGGCAGCGGGGTGTTGGTGCTGGTGTTCACGGGTTCTCCTTCGGGGATTGGCGACGCTTGCGACGCTTGGAGGGCTTGGGAGGGGTGCGGGGCTTGCCGCCCCGGGGGGTGATCGCGGGGAGCAGTCGGTGGTGGCCGCAGTTGAGCCAGACCAGAGCGTCGGTGAGGACGGCCATCGGTCCGGCGGTGGCGCAGTCGGACTGGCCGCACTTGCCCTTGGCCACCAGGTTCAGCAGCTCGCCGTGCTTCCCGGTGGCCGCGTCGAGGTGGCGGCGCTGGTGCGCCGTGAGGTTGTCGACGCGCATCAGCCGATGCCCCAGCAGATCAGGCCGATGACGAAGGCGGCCAGCGCGGCGAAGACGACGAGGGCGACGAGGACGTTGCCGAAGGGGTTGAGCTCGTGGTCGTCGCCGGTGAACCAGCGCCGCTTGGGCGGCTTGTCGAATTTGGACACGGGTACCTCCAGGTGCCCGGGGACCTGGCGGGCGCGTGTGGTGTCCGCGCTTCGCCGGGGCCGGGCGGGTTGTGGTGACAGCGGTGGGTCGGTGGTTCAGTTGGTCTTGAGCTTGGGCAGCCGCAGGGCGCGCGACCGGAATCGGCGGTAGAGGTCGGGGCGCTCGGTCTTGATCTTGTCGAGGTCGACGGCCAGGCTGTAGCGCATGAACTCCGCGGCCAGCTCCGGCTCGTCGCGCACGAACGACGACTCGACGAAGTTGCCGTTCTGCTTGCGGGAGATGATCGGCTTGCCGTCGTACTTGAGGATCTCGTGGCGGCCGAGGAGGTCGGTGAGCTGGGTGGCGAGGAACTCGGCGCGGTCCTCGGCGGCCGCGGCTTCGGCCTTGGCGACGCGGTAGGCGTCGACGAGCGCCTTGCCTGCGGCGTCGGCGAGCAGCACGGCGTCGGGGAAGGACTCGGCGAAGCGGTGGCGGACGGCCTCGGCGGTGGCGGGGGCGTCGTCGATCGGCGGGGGCACGTCGGCGAGGACGTTGTTGGTCCAGAAGTCGCGGCCGAGCTGGGTGATGAAGTCGATGAGGTCCTGGTTGCGCTCGATGCGGTGCAGCCGGTAGTCGCGCCCGTCGATGAGGACCATGGCCCAGCAGTGGCTCCGGCCGGTGACGGCCAGGCCCCACTGGGACTGGACCTCGGCGGCGTCGGGCACCTCACCGGCGAGCCACTTGGCGGCGTCGTCGGTCCACTTGGTCGTGGTCTTCTTCTCCAGGATGCCGCCGTCCTCGCAGAGCCCGTCGAGGGTGACCTGCATCCAGGTCTCGGTCTTGGAGCGCATGAGCCCGGCGCGGCGGGTGCGCAGCCCGGTCTCCTCGCGGAAGAGTTCGCCGATGACGGGTTCCAGCAGCTTGCCCATCTTCATGGCGTTGTTCTGTGGCTGGGGCTTGGCCCGGCCGGTCTTGTCCATCCAGAGCTTGTACGGGCTGTAGTACGGGCTGTCGTCGAGGTTGAGCAGGTTGATCGAGTCGGAGCCGCCGATCCCCTTCCTGCGCTCGGCGAGCCACTGGTCTTCCGGGGCGTCAACGGTGAGGACGCGGGTCGCCGCGCTCATCGACCAGTTCACGGAGGTCACGTTGGTGCCGGTGTCGGCTGCGGTGCTCATGGGTGTCCGGGCTTTCGCTGCGTGGTGACAGTGGTGGGTTCGGCCTAGTCGCTGGTGGTGTCAGCGGGTTCGGCCGGGGGGCGGAGCTGGGCGAGCTGTTCGGTGGTGGGCTGGCCGTGCTTGCGGTGCAGCGCCTGGAGCCAGCGGTGGTAGGCGTCGATCTTGTACCCGATGGGCAGGGTGGCCGCCGCCTCCCAGCGCACGAGCGTCCTGTCGGACACCTCTAGCTGCTGTGCTGCTTTCGCCGCGGAGAGCCCCGCCTGCAGGCGCAGCCACTTCGCGGTGCCGTCTCTCGCCCAGGCGGTGACCTGGGCGAGTCGTGTGTCGCGGTTGGTCATGGCGCAACCATAACCGCGACACCTGTCCCGGTCAAATGTCATTGACACCTGTCGTAGTCCGTGGGTACGGTTGCGGCCCCGCCACCACCGGGAACCCACCGAATCACCACACGGTAAGCGAGTCAAAAAATGAGCACCGCACTCACGCTGGTCACGGCGCCCGCCGAGGCGCCGTTCGACCGCATCCACCCGCGCCACCTGGGCCCGGCGCCGACCGTCACCGAGCTGGGCACCTGCAGCCAGTGCGGCGACCGGCACGCCTTCCCCCGGGAGGCGCACCGCCAGGACCTGCCCGAGGGCGCCCGCGGCTTCTACACCGACGAGCACACCGCCGCGGTCGAGCTGGTCACCGGCTTCCTGGTCCGCAAGACGGCGAGCAAGAACAGCGACCTGGCCCGCCGGGTCGCCGAGAGCATGGCCCGCGAGCTGGTCATCGACCTGCTGCTGAGCGGGTTCCACCTGACCGGCTGAGCACCGAGTCGACCACCACTGTCACCACGCACAACCCAAGGACTCCACCATGGCGAGAGAACTCCTCGAGCGCGCACAGGCCGCGAACGGCCGCGCCCCGGCGGCATCGGCACCGGCATCCGTAGCCAACGCCCGCCCCGCGGCGGCCGCCTCCAACTCCAGGCGCTCGCGGCGCGTCGACCAGGCCCAGCGCGAGCAGTTCGTCGAGGCCCCCATCGTCCACAAGCTCCGCACCCGCAAGCCCACCGGCCAGGTGCCCTACCCGCTGGTGCTGCTGGAGGGCGAGGACAAGTCCGGCAGGTCCTGGGACTGCGCCGAGCTCACCGCCGACCCCCGCGTCGGGCGCTGCTTCTGGATGGACTGCGGCGAGGGGTCGGCCGACGAGTACGCCGCGATTCCCGGCGCCGACTACGAGGTCATCGACCACGACGGGACGTGGGGCGACATCCTCGGCCAGGTCGCCGCCGTCCGCGCCTTCGCCCAGGCCGAGCGGGCTGCGGGCCGCCCGCCGGTCGTGCTGATCATCGACTCGAGCACCGACCTCTACGACGAGCAGTCGGCGTGGGCGGACTCGCGCGCCCGGCGCACCCGGACCAACCGGGAGCGCCTGCGGCAGGACCCGGACGCCGCGATCACCATCCACCCGACCTTCTGGAACCCGGTGCGCCAGCGGTTCGAGCGGCTGCTCGCGCTGCTGAAGGCGTTCCCCGGCATCGTCATCGTCACGGCCGCGGGCAAGGAGGTCGCCGTGATGGACCAGGACGGCAACCCGATCGACGGCAAGCGCGGCTGGAAGGTGCGCACGCACGCGGAGGTGGTGCGCAAGGCCACCCTGTGGATCCGGAAATTCCAGGACGACCCGACCCGGATCGTGTCGGCCCGGTCGGTGCACTCCGGGGTGCGCCCGGGCAAGGGCACCCCGCGCCTGGTCGAGGGGCTGACCCTGGCGCAGGCCATCTTCGACGTGCTCGGGTGCGACCCCGGCACGGCCGAGGTGCGCGACGTGCGGCCGCTGTCGCCGGTCGACGACGACGAGACCCGCAAGATCTTCCGGGACGATGTGTGGCAGACCGCGAAGCAGCTCGGCTGGGGGTTCGACCGCCTGGCGGCGAAGTACGCGGTGTGGGCGGACGGGGCCGAGACCGTCACCGGCGAGACCCTGCCCACCGCGGGTGCCTCGGACCTGGAGCGGTTCCTGGACTGGATGCCGGTCCCGGACCAGCCCGACGTCCCGGACGGTGACGAGCCGCCGGACGACATTCAGGACTGACCGCCACCCAGTGAGGGGGCCACCTACCAGGTGGCCCCCTCGTTTCCTTTTCACCGCTTGGAATAACTGGACAAAAACCTGTCGTGTCCCTCTCCCAAAGAGTGACCGGTGCAGTTACGGTGCGCGCCGAACACCCGCAAGATCATCGCCCCCGGAACGTCGTCCGCTAGCGACCTCCGGGGGCGCTCCCGACAAGGACAAGTCGAGAGGTGCCGCATGCACCAAGACGGTGAGGGCGCCATCACGCCCAGGACCCACAGTGGACTCAACCGCGGAGGCCTGCGCGGATCCTCCGCACGGCGGGGACCGAAGTCCCTGGCCCTGCTGCAACACACGCCACCGCCCGCGCCGGTGGACCGGAGCGGATGCGAGGGCCGACGACACGGCACCGAGTCCGCCTACAACAACTACCGCTGCACGTGCCCGGACGCGGTGCGCGACCGGCGCACGAAGCGCAAGCTGCGCGCCGCCCGGCTGCTGCCCGCCGGGCTGGTCCCCTCGGTGGGCACGCAGCGGCGCCTGCAGGCGCTCGCGTGGATGGGGCACTCCGCGCGCAGCATCGCCAAGGCCCTGGGCAAGACCGAGCGCGACGTCCTGTACTGGCGCTCGGGCCGGTGTCAGCAGATCATCCGCGCCAACGCCGACCTGGTCACCGAGCTGTACGAGCGGTGGTGGAACGTGCCCGGGCCGTGGGTCAGCACCACCGCGTTCGCCCGGGCCGCGGGCTTCCGACCGCCGCTGGCCTGGGACGACGAGACGATCGACCAGCCGGACGTCGAGCTGGTCGACCCGCCGCAGGACGTCGACGACGCGGTGTGGTGCCCGCTCGACCTGGTGCTGGTGGAGAAGGTCGAGGTCGAGCCGACCAAGACCACGCTCACCCGCGAGCAGCAGGTGTGGATGGTCGGCTACCTGACCCTGCGCGGTTGGACTGCCAGCGCGATCGGCGAGCAGCTCGGGCTGCTGGTGCGCCAGGTGCAGCGCTACCGCGCGGAGGTTCGCCGCCACGTCGCCGAGCTGGACGAGCGCCGCGACCGCGGCGTCGCGTCCGGGGACGCGGTGATCAAGCTGGCGGTGCTGCGTCCGCAGCCGACGGTCGGCAGCCCTGATGCCGTGGGCGTCGATTCACCCGAATGACCTGTAACGCGCGCTTATCGAACACCCCTCGGTATTCGCCTCGTCACTACCGCTCAGTACAGCCTATGGCCGTTATCCGCTCGTGTCCTACAAGGACAGAACGGAGGGTGATCTTGTCGTACGATCGAAGACGATTCAACCAGTCATAAAGGGTAGCTGAGGGTTACCTTACAAAGAGGGTAAAGGGCGGTGACCAGCGGAGATGATCAACCCGGCAGAAAAAACCGCCTGCCCCCATGGAGGCCACTCCATGTGACGACTTGATTCCTGTACCAGTTTTACCAGCGATGCCCGGCGCGCGTGGACGGCGCGCGCCGGGGCATCCTCCCAACCCCATTTCCCCCCGCTAGAAGGGAGAGGGGCATGACCGGAATTATGGTGTCGGTTCGCTCCAGATTCGCCGTTACACGTCAACTCGTTATCGTTACAGTTCATCAGATCACATCCCCCGGTGAAGATCCACGCGAGCAGCGGCGGATCACCCGGTGAGCGTCGAAGCGATGAGCTGGGCGATGAACCTGGCGCCCATCCCCCCGAAGGTCGCAGGCCGCCCCTCCCCGAGCTCGTGCATGCACGTACTTCTCGGCTTGGCCAACCACGCGGGCCCCGACGGCGAGGATGCCTTCGCCGCGGTGTCGACCCTCATGATCTACACCCAGCTCTCCGAGCGGCAGGTGCGCTCGTGCCTGGACCGCCTGGAGGAAGTCGGGCTCATCCAGCGCGGCAACCCGCGGGTCGTCGCCGCCCGCATCGAGCGGGCCGACCGGCGGCCGCAGAACTGGGACCTGCAGATGCAACTGGTGCGCGGCGTCGAGCAGATGGTGCCCAGCTACGCCCGCCGCCGCTACCCGCCTGCGCAGTCGGCACGGCCCGTCCTTTCGAGACCACCGCGGGCGTCGAAACGGGGTGCAGGGACTGCACCCCGTGGTGCTGACGGGGTGCAGCCCCTGCACGGACGGGGTGCAGGCTCTGCACCCGAACCGTCCATGAACCACCCGACTAAACCCCCCTCCGCCCCCCGATCCCCAGGTGGCACGTCAGGTCAGGAGGAGGCGGAGAGCCTCGACCGAGCAGCTCCCGGTAACCCCAGTCACCGGGCAGTTGCCCTGATCAACGCGCTGGACTGCCGAAGGTTGCGGCGTCCGGGGAAACGGGATGTTCACGAGCTGGCCACCTGCGTGGACCAGGCCGTGGAGCTGGGGCTGTCCTGGCAGGAGATCACCGACCACTGCCACCGCGTCGCGGCCAGCGCGCGAACCAGCGTCGTCGGAGCGCTGCGCACCTACTTGCGGCCGGACAACCTGCCCGCCTCGCAGCAGCGCCGGAAGCCGACGTGGTGCGGCGAGTGCGACGAGCGCACCCGCCAGCACGAGCTGGCCACCGGCGCGCTGGCCAGGTGCGGCACGTGCCATCCGCACACGGTTGCCGCCCTTGCGGGCGTCGGTTGACGGGGGGTTCTTGCAGGGTGATGGCTTGACCGCCCTCACCAGCTCACGCTTTAATTGTCTCACACCACAACAGCGTGAGCGAGACGGAGACACCCGTGAACACCACTGTCACCACACCCCCCGCCCTGGTCCCGATCAACACCACCCTCGCCTGGTCGACCAGCAGCCAGGGCTGCCTGAGCAACGACCGGGACTTCCACACCGCCTGGGCCGCGCTCGTCGACGGCGCGGCCGCCGAGCTGCTCCTGCAGCCGCTGGCCCGGGCCTGGGCGGAGCTGGGCTACCTGGCCCTGCCCGTCGACGACCCGGACGCCGTCGAGGAGGGCCTGGACGAGGACCTGCTCGACACCGCCTGGCGGCTCTACGACCAGGCGGCCGACGACCTCGACCCGCACGAGATCATGCGTGCGGCCGGGATCGACGACGAGTACCGCGCCTGGTTGCACCGGGAGCGCCGATGACGACCAGGAGCACGAGCACCGCGGGGGCTCGGCGTACTCGCCAGGCCCCCGCGGTCGTCAACGTCGCAGGTCACGAGCGGACCGCCACCGGCGTGATCCTGCACCTGTCCTACGCCCGGCCGCCGCTGACCATGAACCAGCGGCTCAACCCGCACCAGCGAGCCCGGATCACGCGAGAACTCATCGCGGAGGTCGTCACCCTGGCCCGCGCCGCGCGTCTATCCCCATGCCAGCGGCTGGAAGTCCAGCTGCACTACGCACCGGGGAGACGAAGCCACATCGACTCGCACAACCTGCACGCGACGGTGAAGCCGATCGTCGACGCCCTCGCCCGCCCAGTGCGCAAGGTCCGCTCGACGAAGCACCGGTGGAACGGATTGAGCCTCGTTCCCGACGACACCGACGAGTACGTCACCGTCCACACGCCGGTGATCCACATGCCACCAGAACCGGGGCCCCGGTGCTGGGTGGCCATCGAAGTGCTTGGGGGCACCGATGTCTGACTTCGTGTACATGGTCACGGCTCCGCGCGAGCCGATGGACGAGGAGACCGTCCAGGCCAACGTCGAGCAGAGGCGCCGGGTGGCGCTCCGGGTCGCGGCCGCGGCTGAGGATCGGGAGGACTGCCGGACGCTGCTGGAGCAGCTCGGCCTGCTCGACTCGGTCCAGCGGCGCCCGGTGGTCTCCGGATAGCGTCCGCGCCTGCTCTGCCCGCCGGGGGTCCAGCCACGAAGGCTGGACCCCCGGCACGTTTCTCCGCGGCTGTCGGGGGATGCCGCGGGGAAGCGGGCTCGTTCAGCTTCCACCACGCCACCCCGCCAGCGGGGTTCCGCCACGCCCCCCGATCGGGCGGTTGCTGCCCGCCCTGTGGGCCTGTGGCGGCACAGAGCGGGCAGCCCGGGGTGACGGGGGCTACTGGCTGTCGACGGCCGTTAGCGGCGTTTCCCGGACCTTCGGGTGGCACCGCGGGCAGAGGGACACGACGTTGCGCTGGGCGGCGCCGCGGAAGTCCGCGGCCTTGGTGGTGACCTTCCGCATGTGCACCGGGTCGCCCGGTTTGGCCTCGCACTCCCCGCACGGATCGCCGTCGCCCTCGAGGGCGAGCATCTCCTGCCTGCGCTGCAGGGCAGCGACGTCCGCCGCGACTCCGCCCGCGTCCTCGACGATCCCGTCGATGTGCGGGATCTCGGGCAGCCGCTTCGGCAGGAACGCGTTGAGCAGGTAGGTGGCGACGTTGGCGGCGCTCGCCCGGTGCCAGAAGTACTTCTCCACGTCGGCGGGGTCGTAGCCCTCGGCGAGGGCCCGGGCGATGCGCTCCTTGAGCTGCCCGAGCTGGCGGGGCCAGAAGCCGAGGTCGGCCAGGCGCTGGGTGCGGGTGGCCATGATCGCCTCGGCGTGCACCAGGTGCTCTGCGGTCATCCCGGTGGAGAGCCTTCGTTCGTTCGATTCGAGATTCGATTCCGAATCCGAAATAGGCCCTGCCAAAGTGCCGGCCCCTGGCCCTGCCAGATCGCCAGGGCGCCCTCCCAAACTGCGAGGGCCTGGGGCCGGCAGATCCGCAGGGCGCCCTGTCAAACTGACAGGGTGGGTCTGACCTGCGGCGATGCCGCGATCGAAGGCGTTCACCGCTTCGGAGGGAGCGACCGGCTTCTTCGTCTGCGCGATGGCCATGAGGCCGCGCAGGTTGATGCTGATGATGTTGGTGGCCCGGGGGGATGCCTTGTAGTCGCCCGTCCACTGGTCCTCTCGGAGGATCAGCCCGTCGGTGGACTCCAGCGTGTTCAGGTGCCGGTAGAGGGTGCTCTCGGACATGCCGAGCTTGGGGACCATCTGGGCGATCGGGCAGACGACCAGCCCGGCGTCGGTCGCCTCGTCGGCGAGCGCGATCATGACGAACTTTTTCGGGGCGGGCTTGATGTCCGCTTCCCACACGAGGGCCTTGACGATGTCTGACATGCGCGTCGTTCCTTCTTCGACACGCGACACATCCGGGTAGCGCGCAGGGGTCAGGGCGCGCTAGCCTGGCGGTGCCGCAGTGGTGCTCTGTCGGCACTTCTCGACGGGCCCGTAGCTCTTACCCAGCTACGGGCCCGAAGTGTTTGTCGGGTGTGTTTACCTCGGGTTGCCGGTCAACACCTCTCTTCTCCAGATCGTCGGTGTGTCGACGGCGGCTGCGAGGGCGGCCGCGGCCGCGCGGGGGGTGTCGTACGGACCCAGCGAGCTGACGTTCATGTACGGCATCGCGGTCCACCCCCTTTGGCGGCTGTCCGATGAGGACTGCACACTACCCACGATCAGACAACTAGACACGACGATTTGCAACCCGGATGGATCACCCGGCAGGTGCGTGTAGGTGACGCACCCCGGCACGATCAACCCCCGCAGTGCCTCCCATCGCGCTTCCCGCAACACGATCGGGGGGACGCCGTCGAGGTCGACCAGCTCGGCGGCCATCACCTGATTCACCCGTTCGGCCGCAACGCTTGCCCGATACCCCCGGGGTGTTTCCCAGATCCCCTCGGGCAGTTCGCTGCAGGCCTCACACCTGCACACGGTCCGTCTCCTCGCGGACCGGTGCGAGCGGCATGCCGTCGTAGACCAGCATCAGCCTGCTCGCCGGGCCGTAGGCGCGCTGGAACTCCAGCACCCGCCCGCTGCTGTCGGTGATGGTGCGCTGCACGGTGAGCAGCGGGTCGGAGCCGCTGATGCCGAACTCCTGCGCCTCGACCCGGGTCGGCATCCGCGCGGCGACCTGTTCGGTGGCGGCCGCGGGCTGGTGCCCGCGGCGCAGCAGCGCGCCGAACGCGCCGCCCTCGACGACGGCCTGGCCGTCCAGGCCGGTCCCGCTGGCCACGTCCGGCGCGTACCAGACCTTCTGCACCTGGGCCAGCTTCTCCCCGGCCATCGCGTGCCGCAGCCGGTAGACGATCTCGGAGCCGCCGGGGACACCGAGCGCCTGGGCAAGCTCGAGGTCGGCGACCTCGGTGCCGTGCTCGACCACGACCATCCGCCCCTCGACGCCTTGAGCGGCGCAGGCGGTTTGCCACGGGCCGAGCTTGGAGTCGCTGCGCATGACCTGCCCGTACCGCGACAAGGGGACGAGGACCGCGCTGCGGTCGCGCACGATGGTTCCCCGCCCGCGCAGGACCTCGACCAGCCCTTCGGCTTGCAGCAGCCGCAGCGCCTCGCGGATCGTGCCGCGCGCCTTGCCGTAGATCTCCTGCAGCTCGTCGACGTGCGGCAGCTTCGTGCCCGCCGGGTACGCCCCGCCCTCGATGGCGGCCTGCAGGTGAGCAGCGACATCGCGGTGCCCCCACGCCACGGTGTCGCTGCTGTCCGGCCGCCGTAGTGCCTCGGGCTGCCGTTCCATTCCGTCCATCGCTCCTCCCCTCATCCGAGCCAGTGATCCTGTCCTCTCCCACGCTAGCGGCTTGACTCGACTCAGGGCTAGCCCTAGCGTCTAGAACTAGCCCTAGGAATGAGAGGAGAACCCAGGTGGATCAGCCGGGAACCGGAGGCAGCACCGCTTCACCCGCCCCCCTTGACCTGACCAAGGCCCAGCGGCGGTTGGCATGGGGTCTCATGGTGGTGGCCGCTGGCGGGTGGGCCGGCTCCGCGTACCGCCTGACCCAGTTCGCCTCGCGCCCTCCCGAGTACGACGCCGCCGGCAAGCTCGTGGTCGACGGGATGAACATGGGCTGGGCTGGGGCCTCGGTCTTCATCATCTACGACGGCCTCGCGCTCATCCTGACCGTCAGCAGCATGTACGCCTCCCTGCAGGGGCACCGGACGACGTTCCGCACGCTGCTCGTGCTGGTTGCGGCTGGCGTCAGCGCCTGGATCGGCTACCACGAAACACCCGGCGAGCTGGGGAAAGGGCTCGCCGCTGGCATGCCGGTCGCCGCGGTGATCGTTTTCGAGGTGCTGATGTTCGACAAGCGCCGGCAACTCCGCCCCAGCGGCCGCCCACGCATCCATCCTCTGCGCTGGGTCTTCGACCGAAAGGGCACCCTCGACCTCTACAAGGCGTACGTCCTGCACATCCGTATGCCCGAGCACCTGGAGCAGGCCAGGATCACCGTCGAAGCGGAGAGGCTGGAAGCGGCAGAGGCGGAATCGGCACGGCCGCGCACGAAGAAGCGCCGCCAGATCGACCCCGCCCGCCCGGCCACGAAGCCGCGAGCCGAGATCTCGCCCGCCCCTCCTGCCGCGTCGGAACCTCCATCCCCCCCGAAGGCCGAGCCGGACACGGTGGTCCTGCCGCCGGTCACCGTGCCCACCGCCGACCGCGACGCCCAGGTCGTCCAGCTCGTGCGCCGTCCCGCCGAGGCCGACGTCGACGAGCCCGAGATCCAGCTCGACCTCGGCTCGATCCCCGGCCTCCCCGCCACCGAGAAGGCCCAGGCCGTGGGACGGGCATGGGTCGAGCTCGAGGTCCTGTACCGCCTGGGCCACCGCCCGAGGCCCCCGGCCCAGCTCAAGGTCGACGAGCGGGCGGGCACCAAGGGCTACTGCAAGCAGGTCATCGACCGCGACTGGATGACCAACATCGGCGACGACCTGGCCACCCAGGCTCTCGCCTCCCTCGAAGCCGGTGCCGACCAGCAGGTAGGCACCTGAGCGGCGACAGCCTGCCGCCGCACCACACCCACCACTGTCACCACACAGTCACACGGAAGGCACCACCTTGAGCGTCACCACCGCCAAGACCCTGATCGGAATCGTCGTGCTGATCGTCGCCGTCATCGCCATCTGGCGGGCCGACGGCTGGAAGCACCGGATGCAGCTCGTCGCCCTGGTGATGGCGGGTGTCTTCCTGCCCGCCGCCTTCAGCGACTGGATGACCAACCTGCCCGCGCAGGGATTCTCCACCGCCTTCGGCTGGGCCGCGAACCTCATCTCCTGAAGGGATCGACGTGAGCACCTCGAACCGAGCCGGTCCATCCGGCCGAACGATCGGCA